AGTAACGGAACTGCTGTAACACTAACTGATTACCAAAGTTCAGTAGAAGGTGTTGCTGCTGCTTTTGACACAATTGACCGTCCTCTAGTGCTGTTTTTACCAGCAGTAGACACTGTTATTGGTTCAGCAAATGCAATCACTATTTATGAAGAACTTGGCGACTGGGCATTTGCTAAGGGTATTCACTTTGTTATTCTTGAAACTCCAGCCTCACGCACAGTTGCACAAGCACAAACTTTTGCAACTGCTCTAGTAGGTGCAGGTGTTTCTGCTGTGTATTTCCCTCATTACTACATAACTGACCCTGTTGGTCGTAGCAGCAGTGCTATCCGCAAAGTTGGCCCATCAGGTGCAATAGCAGGTATTTATATGAATACTGACGCAGTTACTGGTCCATTCAAAGCCCCAGCAGGTATTGGTACAACTGTTCAAGGAGCCATCTCTCTAGAAAGAGTATTTACATCTACAGAACTAGATAGCATGAACTCTTCTTCAGCCCCAGTAAACGCAATCCGTGCTTTGCCAGGTGCAGGTATCTCAGTAATGGGTGCTCGTACTTTGCTTCAAGACGGAACAGCAAACAAGTATGTAAACATGCGTCGTTCACTTATTTACATCCGTAAGAAGTTAAACGACCTAACTCAATTCGCATTGTTTGAAAACAATGACGAAAAATTGTGGGAAAGAATTAATACCGCAATTACAGGTTTCCTAAACGAATACCGCAATCAAGGCGGTCTACGTGGAGGAACTCCAGCAGCAGCGTTCTTCGTTAAGTGCGATGCTGAAAACAACCCTGACAATCTGATTGCTCAAGGCGAAGTGAACATTGAAGTTGGAGTTGCTTTGCAATATCCAGCCGAATTTGTGATTATCACTTTGAGCCAGAAGACAGCAAACTAAGAAAGAAGGATGCAGATAAATGGCAACTATTTACCAGAATCGTTCAGCACTTGCTACTGACCCGATTCGTAACTTTCGGTTTCTTGTCTCGTTCGCAGCGGTAAACCCAAACGCAACAAACCTAAGTGGCATTACAACTGCCACTATGGGTTTTACCTCAGTGTCAGGGTTAGCCGTAACAACAGACTCGATTCCTTACCGTGAAGGTGGCTACAACACCACTGTTCACCAAATCCCTGGTCAAACCTCTTTCCAACCTATTACACTTCAACATGGTGTAATGATGGGTAAGAAGGCTCAGTGGGATTGGATGCGAAACCTATTCGCAACTGTTCAAGGCGGTACTACTCGTGGCGTTGCTCAAGACTTCCGTTGCGATATTGAAATCAAGGTTCTTGCACACCCAATTCCAACTGTTGCAGAGGCTAAAGAAGGTGTAGACGACGTAGCAATGCGTTTCAAAGTTTACAACGCTTGGCCTACAGCAGTGGCATACTCTGACCTAAACGCTGGAGACAACTCTCTATTCGTAGAGCAGATGACTCTTGTTCATGAAGGTTTCGATGCTTCATGGTCTACGTTTAACGCAGGAGTATTTACACCAGCACCAGCAATTTCCTAATACAAGAAAGATAGGTATACAAATTGAGTACAAAAACAGGTAACACTGTAAAAGCAGCAGAAAATCCAGACCTTGTAAACCAGATGGTTGCTCAAACTTTGGCAAGTGTTGACACTACGCCAGAGCCTGTAGCGGTCATGCCTCCTTCTGATAATTTGGTGACTCTCCCTGGCGGGTATTTGAATCCCGCTGGGGAAGTCATCAAAACAGTTGAGGTAAGAGAACTTAACGGCAAAGATGAAGAAGCAATTGCTCGTACTACAAGTATGGGTAAAGCAATTCTGACAATCCTTCAAAGAGGAACTGTAAAAGTTGGCGATATGCCAGCAACAGAAGAACTCCTTGACGGATTACTTGCGGGAGACCGCGATGCCATTATGTTGGGAATTTACAAAGCAACTTTTGGAAAAACAGCAGACATTCAAGGAGTTTGTCTTAAAGAAAACAAGTTCCTTGATGTGAAGATAGATATTGACCACGATATTGAAGTACGTAAAATGGAAGACCCATACAAGAGAACGTTTACTTTAGATTGTAAGGTCGGCCCTGTTGATGTAGTTCTTCCTACTGGTTATGTCCAAAAAGACTTAGTGAATAACACTGATAAAACAGTGTCAGAACTAACAACTATTTTGTTAGAAAATTGTGTAGTTAGTATTAATGGAAGTCCTGTTATTGGAAAAGCCCAAGTTCAGAATCTAGGCATTAATGACCGTCGCATGATTGCCGAGGCTTTGAACAAGCACTCTATTGGACCAGTATTTGAAGAAATTACCCTAACATGCACTGATTGCGGAGATGGCGAGGTAACAGTTCCTATTAATTTAGGGACCTTATTTCGTTTCTAGCACAACAGACTATCCGACATTAATGGCTGAATGGCTGGCTTTGTCGGACCGTCACACAGGATGGACTCTAAGTGAGATTAAAGAACTTTCATTTAGAGAAAGAAAAAATTGGATAGCACTTGCTAAAGAAGGATATTAGGAGTTGACATGGCAGAAATTAACGAATCGTTAGGAAAAACTAACGACGAGTTAGACAAGATTGTCAAAAAACTCACCACCATTGAGCAAAAACTCAAAGGTGTAGGTTCTGGTGCAAGTAAACTTCCTGGTGCTGTTGCACTTACAGGTGGCGACCGTGGAATAGGCAATGCTGGTGGCAGCGTAATGCCTTCCATGGACAAAGCCACTTTTAGTGGTCAAAGTAAAGAAAGCGTCAATCAAGAGTTCCAACAACACTATAAAGACGCTAGACACACACTTGGTTTAAGCGGATTTAATGGTTCTAAAACATGGGGCGTTGCTGCAGGTGTAGCACAAATGGGCACAGGCCTTATTGCTGGAGCCCTTGCTGCTGTGCCATCTGTTACTTCAGTAATGGCAAGTTCTGCAAATTACTACGGAGCCTCACTACGTTCTGGTGGGCTTGGTTATCAACAAATAACGGGTATGACCATGCGTGGTCTTGGTCCTCTTGGAATAACTAGCGAACAATCTCCAGCAGCAACTGCAGCGATTTTGTCTGCACGTGGTGTAATGCCAGGAAGCCCACAGTATCAAGCATTGCTTGGACAAATTGGTGGAGCAGCACGTTACATGAATATGGCTAACGAAAATGCTGCTGTTGCTTTATCTGGATTTACACAAGGTGGAATGAACGCACGTTTATATAACGCTGGTATTAGTACGTACAACATGGAAACTGGTCAATTCCGTAATCCAAATGAAATCATGGACCAACTCTACAATCGTATGACTCAAGGTAGAGAAAAAATGAGTGTCCAAGATACTATGAACAGTATTCAAGGCGGTATTTTAGGAGCAACTGCAAATGCTCTTGGGTTTAGTGAAGACCAAAAACAAATCTTTTTTCAAAAGTTTATTCAAAAAGCAGGAGGCAGTGAGTCTGACCTTGCTAAGTTAGGAATTGGTCAAAATCCTCTTGCAGCACAAAAGAGAATTGTGCAATCAGATGTTGAAACTTTAAATGCTTACGTAAAGCCCGTTTTAAAGGGAATGGAAAATGCTGCAGACATTGTTGAAGCAGCAAATAGAGGACTTCAAAAATTTGCTGATGAACTGGGGTATGTAAGTGGGCTTCTTGGCGGTATCGGTCAAAGCCGTGTTGGTGCTGGATTAGGAATTGCTACAGGTGGTTTCTTAGGCGGAGCAGGAACAGTACTTGGAGCATTAGGAGCAGCCAAACTATTTGGAAAAGCAAAAGGCGGTATTTCTAATCTTTTTGGAAAACTTGGTGGAGTAAAAGGTCTTTTTGGAAAAGCAGGTGCTGCTGGTCTTACTTATATGGGTATGGAACAAGGGCAGGAGTTATTAAATCAACTTAACGTTCCTTCATGGCTACGTACTGGAGGAAACCTTGCTTATGATGCTTTACAAGGTGGAGTAACAGGTTTAGCCACTGGAAATCCTTATCTTGGTCTTGCTGGAGTTGCAGCAGGTACTGCGGGTGCTATTGCAAACCCATACGGTAGTCCAGGTGGAGGTTCTGCTGGGTATTCTTTTGGTGCATCATTTGGTAGAGGTGCTCAAACTCAAGGTGCAATAACACCGATTGCAGGTGGAGTTGTTGGTGCTAAATATGGCGACACAGGAAAGATGTGGAAAAACTCTCACACTGGTGACGATTACCCATGCCCTATTGGTACTCCAGTTGTAGCAGCCTTAGATGGAACCGTCTACAACGATAACCCTGGGCAAGCCTATGGAAAAGTAGTTCAACTAGACCACGGTAATGGTTTTCAAACTTTGTATGGTCACTTATCGGAAATATCCGTAAGCGTTGGTCAAATTGTAAAACGCGGACAAGTTATTGGTAAATCTGGAGATACTGGAAACGTAACAGGACCCCACTTACACTTTGAAGTACGCCGTGGAAAAAATAATCCAGTAAACCCTTCAGAACTTAAGCAAGCAGGTGGAGTTGCTATGGCTGAGTCTTTATCGGCAATAGTTGGTTCAGGTATGGCTGTTTCGGGTTCACCTCTTTTAACTTTAGGAACTTCTGGAGTTCAAGCCACTGAATTAAAACTCTCAGGTGTATTAGGTTCTAAAGACACAGAATCTTTATTAAGGTCTTCTGTTAGCGGTGTTGGTATAACAAATCCTTCAGGTATGACTGCTTCTAGTTTAAATGGAACTCCTGGAAAACTTCCAGCAAATGCAGACACTGACATAATCTCTGTTTTGCAACAAGCGGGATTTAGCGGAGATAGTCTTGCTACTGCATACGCAATTGTTAGAGCAGAGTCTGGTGGAAGAGCAAATGCTTTTAATCCACGAGGAAAAGACTTATCTTACGGATTGTTCCAAATTAATATGCTTGGTAAAATGGGTCCAGACCGTCGTAAAAAGTTTGGACTGTCTTCAAACGAAGACTTATACGACCCATTAACAAATGCTCAAGTTGCTTACGCTATATCAAATCAAGGCACTAACTTTAAACCTTGGACTACCTACACTAGCGGTAAATACCAACAGTTTTTGCAAAGTGGTACAGGTGGTGGAGCCCCAGGAATTTCTGGTTCTTCTTTCCAACAAAGTTCTCAAGTTGTTTCTCCAACTGTCAACGTATACGCAACTTTCCAAAAAGCAACAGAAGCAGAAGCAATGCAATTGGTTCGTATGGTTCAAGACGAACTTGAAAAATCAAAGTCTCTTAAAACTATGGGGAGGTCATAATGCCAGGTCCTAGACAAACGGCTTTAGGTTATTACCAAGACAATTACCTTAAAGCATTACGTGACCCAAAATACGCTGCACAAGAGCGTATTCGTGCAGAAGCATTGGTAAAAGAGTCTGCTTCAGATGTTGCGGAATTAACTAAAAAGTACAACAACGCACAGGCTGAGTGGAAACGACAAGATAAGATTGTTAAAGACAAAGCAGCCTTGCTTGCTGCTAATCCAGGCAATACCACT